GGCATTTCTTTTGGTTGGTAATGTCATTTTACCCAACATTCTTTTGGCCTGATTTGCCAAGTTCCTCAAAGAACAATACCTCTGGCAACTCGGAATTTCCTCCCGGTGGGGACGGGGACGATAAATTCGACCCTGGAGAAAGTCTTCTTGTCGGTGGCTTCGGCACCCGAGGAGACATAGTCCCCGCTCAATATTACGCAAATCTGGCCGGTCATTTCGGTGTCCGAACCCATTTCTGTAAATACGGAGAACACAACCATGAGGCACTTGATGCCTTGTCTCGTGGTGAGATGTATCGGTTATATCCCGCATTTGCAAGAATGGGAAATGCATCTTCTCTTGGGTATAAGAGGGTCTTTCTTCCTCATTGCGAGGTTGAAAGATCCAAAGGTTTGTCCTACACCTTTGCCCCTTCAGAGAAGTACATTGACCCGATCAGATTTGTAGCAGATTATACGAAAGTTAATTACATTAACAGAACGCTAGCTTGGTTCGCAGCTAGGTTTTGTGAAGTAACAACTCACGACTTTCGTATAGGTGCTCTAAAAGATTGTGCCCTTCCCCGAAGTATCGATGGTCTTAAACTGCTTAAACGCAGAAAGAACATCGGTACAATAGAGGAAGGATGGTGCTCTGGTAGCGCAAACAGAAATCGCATCCCTGAACAAGTCAGAGATTCTTTGTCTGCGATACCTGCTGGAGATCACAATGATATTTTCTGCAATTATAAGAAAATCCACATGCATGGCGGCGCTGGAACAGTCCAAACCGCTATTGCATGTGGAGCAGAACCTATCATCCACGACCCAACCCTTGATCGGAAATATCACACGATGCCCACTAAAGAGGACTTTAGGCAGGCATCGGTGGCACCTTTCATGGGTTGGTTGATCTCATCTGGCTACAAAGTAAATGCACCAACCGAGGTTAAAGTGGTCTGGTATTTATCTTATCTATGGAATCAAAAATGGCGGATTATTTCCGACATTATTTTGATCATAGCGAAGATTTACACCATTGTGAGCCACTTCTGGTCAGGTTGGTCATTCTATTTTGTTTTATATCTGGCAGTCCCTGCCTTAATTTGGAGGTCTTTATACAGGACAAAGTCAATCGGGTCGATGATTAAGATCACACTCGCAACAATGTGGGAATTCCCACTACTTTGTGTTGTAGACTCCAAATTTTCCTTTGTGATAAATGCCTGGTCGGCAAGATTTGCGATCAGACGTCTCACCCAAGATTTCAGTAATGCTATGGAAAGCCATACAGAACTGATTTTCGAACCAGTTGAACGCTGGTTCGGAAGAGACCTATCTAAAGGAAAACAAGGTAGACTAGTTCGGTTTTCATTCCCACTAGGCCATTGGGCTCTACGTGATAAACATACTCAAGAGATTTTTGAGGGTGTTTTCACTGAAAGCCCAGTGACTATTGGATCAAAGTTCAAATTCATCCGAAGGCAAAGGGAGCTTCGGCCAGGCGCGAAGGTTTGGCCCGCTCCTTTTAACTATGGATTAGCAAATAAACTTTTGGAACAAGAGGCTTTACCTTATGGTGCAGACCACAATTGTACGACTCTCGTTAGACAAATTTTATTTGATAGATCTTTGATCTGGTACATCCTAGTTGGAAGTACTTCCTTGATGATTGCAATGGCGTTGTCTCCTCCAGAGACACTTAAAGCAATCATCGATTGGTTCAACCCCGGCATCAAACCCGAAAACTCGAGATTGTACTCGATATTCGGATTCGCCGCTGGCATTGAGAACATCCCAATTGAACCTGAAGAGGTCATTTCGGATCTATCAACGCCAGTTGACGAACAATTTCATGAGCCGGAAATTGATTGGTCAAGCGAAGAACAATTTGACGCTTTGATCTCTGAAATAGCTCAATTAGAAAATATCATGCATGGCGTATCAAAGAATAGCCTGCTTGATAAAGAGGATTTCGAAGAGGTCAGTCAAAGAGTGCTTCAACGAGAACTTGAAAAAGTGCAATTGCCTGACGATCCATTGTTGATCGTGCAGTCAATTCCCCCATATGCTAAACGCACATGGGCACAAATTGTTGACGAATTACACCATGCGGTGTCATTCGTGCGACAGTCAAGAATAGTTGATGCATTTTTCGCTTGGTTACACACTGTCGAGGCTTCCATATATGATTTTATACACCCAATATTTGAGGTGCTATCAAAGTTACTTGGAAAGGCTTATGAATATTCTAAGGAAGCATTCATTCTCCTGTTCCAAAAACTTTGCCAACTAATAGATCATATATGGGGTCTCAAACCGTCAACCCGAGTTAAAACCGTCTGGGGCCTTACAGGTCTTTACCAGCAAGGCATGCTCGGGGTCAAAGCCCGTCTAGCTGCTTCCATTGCTTTTAGCGAATTTACAGGTCGAACAACTTTTGAACAAGATTATAATGATCTTGTGAAAGAGTTGACTGAATTCGCTGTCAGATATGGGGCACAAAAACGGAAGACAATCGGAGGGCCTCAACACAGGCCTGTTGGATTTTCAAAACCTCTAATGTCAGAGACTGAAGCCAAATTACTTGGTTTCAAAGAGGGCGAATATGCAACAGACCCAGTATACGAGGAACGGATCGAATCTTACTTGCGTGAAGGCACCAAGCAAGGTGGAGACGGGGTATTCCTCTCGGAAAAGATGGAGGGATTGAAGGCTCAATCCCAACATCGTTACAGACCGAGATACCCTGATCTCACAAGTGCTGATCGAGCTATAGCGAAAGAGATAGCTCAAGCACTATTTGATCAGTTTCCTGAGGTTTACGCCGATTGTGACATTATGCCACTCGGTGGGGTGCACCAGTACATCAAGAAAAAATATAGTCCTGGTACACCCTTTATAAATATGAAGAGTTTCAAATCTCGGCAAGCTATGTTCGATGCCGGATTTGATAAGGTTATGCAAAAGCGTGCGTTAAAATTGTTCGAAGAGGGAACATATAAACCGCAATTTTACCACGCTTTCGTCAAATCACAAGTAGTTGACATCCAGAAATGTCTTCCACCCGAATTGGGTGGGAAGCTTAAGGATGTCAGGACCGTAGTTTCCCAGGACTTGGCAAGTTATTACTTGGACCAAGTTGCGCAAATTGAACGCAATAAGCGCATTAACTGGGAATCTTTCGGTGCTGGCATCGGTATGCCTCTCAACCAATCTATGGCTACAATTTTCCAACGCATGGCGTTGGCTCAAAAGGCCAGGGGTGGAAGATATATGGCAATAGATGCAACTGCTTTTGACTCGTTTTGTAAACCTTTACTCTTCGAAGTCAATGCCAACCTGTGGTCGCTTGGTTATAAGGATCATCCCTCAGGTAATGGTAAAAATATTGCTTCTGTCATCAAGGCAAGTTATGATGCACGTCAAAATGCATGGATTCTTGGGGTGACAGAAAAGGAACTACAAAGCCTCTGCGTTGCGGTTCCTGACGAAATGGTTAGACAGAGAATCCGAAAACAAGGATCTAAAAGATTCTCCTTTCTTGAGGATTATCTCTCTCCTGCCCAATTTTCACGGATGTCAGATCCTGAAAAGAGAAAATGGCGGAGAGAGTTTGTCCCTGAGGAGAATAAGCTCCTTGTTGGATGGTCTATTGATTCGTGCCCAGAGAAAAGTAATCAAATGGGCACTTATCAATACGGTGACGTCAGTCGTGCAGGAGAGAAATTTTGGGAAAATCAGACTTTCCTTTATCAGAACCATGACTTTGATTCCCTCTACGAGGACCTCAAAGCCGTGGCAGCAAGTAATTTTTCTCTCTTGTCAAACGTTCATTTTAAGAATCGGGGTGGTTCAACTGGTGGTTCCGACACTTCAAATGTGAATACTCATGCCTTTAAAGCAGGCATGATATACGCATGGATGAAGACCACTGGTCGTCCCGCCAAGGAATTCTTCGAATATAATGATTTGGCAAATACGTCTGACGACACAATCTGGCAATCTGGCGGCAAACACGGACTGAATACTGTTGAAGATATAGAAGTATTCCGTGAACATGCCGCCTCCGTGGGCATACATCTTGAGATTGAAACAACGAAAAATATCAATAAAGTTGAATATCTGAGTAAGTTTGTTCGTGTGCCGAACAAAGAAGACTCAGACAGCTTATCGTTGTGGAGATCTCAGAAGATTAAGACAATTAACAATGCCCGCAAACAAATGGGTTATTCTGTACTATCCAAAGACGAA